TGATAAACCTCTAGAAATTAATTAATTAATTAATTCGCGTACCGTGAATTGTTCCGAGCGTCGTCCACGTGATTAAACTGTCACCGTCGACCGCACCGCCTGCTGCCCCGCCTGTGCCGAGCGTGCCGCTACCGGATGACGCGTTTTGTCCGGCCTGCCCGAGGTCGCCGCCGTCGCCTGCTGTTCCGTCGCCTGCTGCCCCGCCATCGGTTACGGTGCCGTCCTCGCCGCCGGACACGTACGGGTAATCTGGTACCGCCTTGCCGTAATTATAACCTGCTCCGCCGCCGCCGGACACAAATCCCCCTGGACTGCTGGGGCCGCTGCCACCGAAGCTGCGCGATCCGCCACTGCCACCGCCACCGCCGATAATACCATTATTTATGACCTCGATCTGGTCGGTGACATAGATCGCTAAACCGCCATCGCCGCCATTGACTGCCGACACTGCTACGTCACCACCCTTGCCCACAATGTAGCCGTTGTTGATTACCTCGGGCGCGATCGCACCCCACGTGCCGGACGTCATGCCCGCGCCGGTGTTAGTCGACGCGCCGACCGCGACGCCGGAGTTCACGATGAACCGAACGATGGGTGTGCCGGTAAGCGAACTATACACGCTGTCATGTACGTCGCGCAGGTTGACGTCAAGTATATTATAATCAAAAACAAACACCCTATCAGTGCTCAATAAATCTTGCGCGAAATTCATCTCCTCCAGCGTTAATTCCACCGAATCGAATAAAAATCGAATTGACGTTATTTGGCAAGGGATTGCTGTTTCGTACCCAAACGCGTTTTCAAAAACCCGCGACACGACGTTGACCGCCTGCCCGAGCGACCACGACTGCAGCCCCCGCGGCACTCGGCGAGTGATCGCGCGTGGCGCTACGCGGTACCGGCTCAGAATGCGTGAGCTGATATTGTCGGCTGCTGAAAATGCCGCAGGTGGTAGCCACCTCGAATAGATTTTTTTAATTGTCTCCACGCCGTGCGGGTTTGAACCGTCAACCGTGGCATAAATATTTAAATAATTTTTTTCACTATTTAGCGCCTCAGCTTTATTTTTTTGGTTGTAATAAGTCCAAACTTGAGACGCGCGTTTGCCAGTGCTGGCGACGTTTATGCCCTCCAAACAGTTCGCGTCCGACAATTCGGCAGCGGATGGCGTGACGGGTCGGATTACATTCATTCGCAGCTTCTGCTCTTTTATATCCGCATATAGAATCACAGCGCTCTGTTTAACAAATTCGTCGATGGCCGCTTTCACGCCCATGGGTTTTGGGATTATTCCCGTATAAATAATCCCAGAATAATTGTCTGCCTCCGCTTCCCAGTCTGTCAGTGGGATGTAGCTGGAATCGAGGCCTGAATATTCCGTGATCATTTCATTAATTATTTCCGCCTCAGTTAATCCTGCGGCGACATAACATAACTGAAACGTTTCGTCGTCGTCGTGATCGTCCGCTGTCGTGCCATTTGTGCCGCGCACAAGCGTTAACGCGTCCGCTACGCGGGTGAATGTGACGATCTCATCCCCAATGATTGCTGTGCCGCTGGCTGGGTAATCCTGATCGCCAACGCCTGTAGGCGTCAGCGTCGCTGAGGTTGCGGAGCTGGTTATCGCGGCATCCAGACGACCGAGGCTGGCGCGCGGAATCTGCGACGTTTCCGCGTCGAGCAACCGCAGAAAATCCACGCCGGTGATGCTCACGTTTCCCGCACCGTCTGGCCCATTAAAACTCTCGACAACAAAATGGTATGTGTCCATTTCCGCGAGCGATTGCCCTAAATATCCCTGAATCAGCCGAATCGGTCGACGAAATAAATATGGGTTTCGCGCTGCAAATTTGCCCCAAAACGTTCCCGTTTCGTATGCGTTATAAGACCGACTAATGATGTTTTTATCTAGCCCAAAATCACCGTGTTTGTGGTTTTTAAATCGACACGTGAGCGTTGCACGCTGGCCGATTGATTCGCCGATATCGATTTTTGCGGGTGACATTTCGGCAGAAATTAATGACGGAATTGCGTCTATATTGGACGGCAAAAAACCCGAATCGACGGCAAACCGAATTGTTTTCCCTTCCTCGAAATAATTAGCAGGGTCCTCGCAATCGTGAGAATTGTTTCGAGTGTTAAAACATTTATCTGCACCGGTGGCAGTGCATGGCGCAAAGCCGAACACATGCCCGCAGTACGGGATGTCAATCTCCACAAATGTCAGCGGGTGCGTGTTGGCCATTTTACGCGTACACCTTCGCCATGATGTCGAAATTAAAACTCACGCGGCCGTTGCTGTCGTTAGACATTTTTGTGTCGCCGGTGGTCCAGCAATATGCGGTCTCGTCGGGGTATTTCGTCGGCCGCCAACACCAAACAAACGGGCCGCTCTCTGCGTGCTCGACGAATGGGGCGATGTCGGAGCGGTAAAAATCCTCATCGATATTTTTAAAATCAACGCCGGTGCTCAGTTTTAAATTCCGCACCGTGTGGCCTAAATACTCGCCATTTTCAGAAATGGCGCGCGCAATAGACGCGTTTCTAGAATAATTAATTGGGGTGTGGCCGACATAAACACGACGCGGGAACACTAGCATTTTTCCGATTAACAGATTCGCCGCGCGTGGGTAATACGCGCCGTTTGGGCTCAACGTAATTCTCAAAAATGGGTTTGTGGTTTCTGCAAAATGAATTACCACAGGGCCTGGGTCGTCTGGGTTGCACGTGTGGACATCGGTCCACGCCGCGCCCGATGTGGCCCTGCGCTGCAGTTTGACTTCTATGCCGTCACCCTCGTGAAAATTGTGGCCACAAATCGCGATGTAATCCACGCCGTCGGAGTTGTCGGCGGGCGTCCAGTCGAGCGTTTGTGCCGCCGTGCTAATCGATTTCCAATAGTCGTAGGTCGAGGGCGTTAATAAATTTGTGTCGGGATATAATTCCTCCCAACTACTGACAGTTAAATTCGACGCGTTCACCAAATTTTGGTAGCCAATGCGCGGATTATTAGCACCGGTCGCGTCGGCATTTAATACGCCGCTTGATATGTCAGACGCGAAATAAAAACTCATGCTCCTAGCACCACCTGCCCGCCGTTTTTTTGAAAGTCTAGCAATTTTGCTGCAAGCCCCGCCACCGCGTCACCGCTGAACAGAGCGTCTTTATTCAGCCCCTCAACAAACAGTGTGGATCGGTTTTGTTGTGCCCCGCCACTCTGCGCCGCTGGTGCTGCAGCTTGTGCTGCTGCCGCAGATGATCCACCGCCGCCGGTAGGTGGAGTGAAGCTGCCGCCACCGCTAGCACTGCCATACTGCGTAGACCTAATTTTTTGCACCTGAGCCACGGCTGCGACGCCGTGCAGCGCCGCCATCGCAATATTAAACGGGAATGGATAGGTCGCCAGCGTTTTTGAAACGCCCGCGAACCCATTCATGATTGCATCACCAATCGCGGCCGCCTTATTTATGTTGAACAGCGTTTTATTCTGATCGGCAACGCCTGCCGTCATCTCCTGCATTTGCCCAAGCACCATTTTGGTTTTGTTTTTTAATGTTAACTGCTCGAATGCCTGGCGCGCGTTATTCCCATTTTTTACCTCATTCATTAATCTTTTTTGATGCTCGCGCTCAGCCAATCCTGTGGCTTCTTGGTACTGCTGCTCGGTTAATTGTTTTGTGACAAAAAACGAATCACGCAGCGCTGCCATTTCCTCCTCGTGCAACGTCGCCGCATCTTTTTGAAACGCGTAACGCTCAAGCGTCGCGATTCTAATTTGTTCGCTCGCTTCCCATTCAGCTAATACGGAAGGCGGGACTTTTGTCTCCTCCCCAATTAATTCTGGTTGTGGCAACCCTGTTGGTGGCGCTGTATTTGTCACTTCTGCCGTTGTTATTTCCTTTTTTATTCCAAGCTCTTTGATTAATTCTTGCACGCGCTCTTTTTGTGCTTGCAGCGCCTCTTGCTCTTTTTCATAAATTCTAAACGCCAGCGCCTCCTGCTCTTTTGCATGCCCAGACATCGATTGCGCGCGCGCGTTGTTTTCGATAATTATTTGTTTTCGCTGCTCGAAAGTTTCATTGAGCTTTTCTTCAATTTGCGCTAGCTGTTCCGATAATTCTTTTTGGCGTGTTAATTTATTTGCGATGTCATCAGCTCTTAAATTATCCAGCCATTTTGCCGCCCACTCTGCCCCGTCGCGCAATATGTCTGTAACGCCGAGCAAAAACTTCGTAATTTCTGGCGCGACGGAATTAACAATTCCCTGCATGTTGTCCTTTATCTCAACCCATCGCTGATTCGCTGCTGCAAGCTCTGCCACGTCTTCGGCTGGCATTATCCGACCTGGTATTTTTGCGGCAGCCTCTCCCAATTCGCGCATTTTCTCGCCGTTTTGCGCCAGCAACGGCAGCAATTTTGAGCTGTCACCCGCCATAGCTTCCATGTGGAATATCATCTGTTGAGCGTTTAATCCCGCCGCCTCCATTGACGACGCGAACAACTGCAGCGCCTGTGGTCCAGATAAATTGCGGAATTGCTCAGCCGTTACGCCAACCAATGGCGCGACTTCTGTAAAAAAATCAACCATCGGGCCTGATCCGGTCGTCAGAAATTCCCCAACGCGGTCGTTGATGTCTTTATAAATATCGGCTAGCTTGTCCTGCTCGATTCCAACAGTTTTTGAAGCGGCCGCCAACTTCTGAAACTCCACCGTTCCGGTGTTAGAGACCTGCGCTAGCGTGGTCAATTCCTGCGCTGCAGCGGTCGCGCTCGTTGAAAGCGAAATCATCGCCGCGCCAGCAGCCGCCATGGCCGCTGCGATGCTTGCGCCTATTTTTACAGCGTGGGCGCTCAGATCATCTAGGCTCAATTTTGACTCGTCTACAGAGCGTCTGAATCCGGCGGAATCACCGCCGATTTTAATCATTAAATTCGCATTTCCAGCCATGATTAAAAATGCCCCTTATCTAAAAGCTCGCTAAGCTCATCAATTAATTGTTGGCTCATGCCAAAAGTTTTTTCCGGCGGTGGTTTTTTGGCGTCAATTAGCCACCAAATTTCAAATGGGTGCAGCCTCCAAAAATCAACAGGGGAAACCCACCCACACCCGACAAGCGCGCCATACAACTGTTTTACAAACTGCCCATTTGCTTTTTTTCGGTGTCGATCTCGCCCCCTGCAGCTTGATCGCCTTGCATAATTTCTGGCGGTATCATGATCGCCAAAATCATCATCAACGCCTGCGCAGCCTCAGACCGGCCTTTAAATATGTCTGAATATATTTCCTCGGGCGTGACGTTTTTAATTCCAGCGAATTTTAAAGCCGCGCAAAATGCGGCTGATATTTTAGCGAACTGCGGCCTGTCAGTTTTTATCACCTCAAAATAAGTGATGTGATTTTCAATGCACGCGATCAATTTCAAAACGTCGCATGCAGCAACTGTGGCCTTTGTTCCGCGCCACTCTAGTTCGATCTCTTTAAATAATTCGCTCATAAATTATGGCGCAGGCGTAAATGTCCACGCGCCAGAGCTTTGAAAGCTCGCGCTAAAAGTCACTTTATCACCTGTAGCGCCTCTTTCTTCGTATGAAGCCATAAAAAATTCGCCGCTGATTTTGTCGCCGTCCGGCCACTCAAAAGTGATATCCGTGAGCATTGTATGGGTCACTCCAGATAAAACACCTATATTTCTCAACGCTTCAGCGCTGGCGACACCCGAGACTGAAATATCGATGGATTTCGAGGCTGGGTCGTTTAGTAATTTCCGATACCCCAAATCGTCGTCACTGGATATATCAACAGGCTCGTGATTAATTGAGATGGATTTCTCAGTTACGCCAGCCAATGCCACGTTATTTTTTTTAACTAGCATTTTTCTACCAATCGAAGCAGCCATTTTTTACTCCTATTTGTTGTCAATAAAAAGTTTTAAAATTACCTCGCCGACAATTATTCGATCGGCTCTATCTATATTTACACTCTGAACGTCGCAACTGATAACATCAACTAGGTCGGTGCTCAATTCTTCTTCTTGTCTATCAAAAGCCTTTCGAATTTCTGAGCATATTTTTTTCGCTTCGTCGCTTGATTTCGCTGCCGAATAAACCACAATTTTTGCTTGGACTTCCGCGCCTGTGGTGGTGTCGGTGTTTGCATCCTCAAAAGAATCCTCGCCAAAAATAATTACAGGGTAAGCCGATGTATTTCCAGAATCCTCGACCTGTGGTCTAAAATCGTAAACGCCCTTAACAATCCTGCCAACTGTATTTTTCAGCCGGTGGTAAATTATTCTGTGCAATTCTGGCTCAATCATTTATTCATGCTCGCCTGTCGCTTTAGTTCATTTTTAATTCTGCGCTCAAATGCGGCCGTGAATTTCTGCTCAAGGATCAAATCTAGCCGCCCCTGAACCTGTTTTACCGCTGGCGATAAAAACGGCCGCGCGGGCTGTCGTGATTTCCCCCCGCGCGTCTTAGATCCTTTCTCCACCATTCGCCAATAATAACCGTCGTTCGCATATTTACTGCCAGATTTAGCGTAAACGATCGCCGTGTCTGCCCTGCCGCTTTTGGGTTTTAGTGGTTTTGCCGAAATTGATTTTTTTAAGTTTCCGGCCTTTCTGAATTTTCCGTTGCTGCGCTTAATTAAACGCTTGTCTGACCTCACGGGGACCAGCTGCCGCGCCTTGTCGCGAATCGATGCAGCCACGCCCAATAATGCGGCCCTGTGAAGCGGCCGAACATGCTTCGCGTCGACGCCACCAAGCAGGCGCTTTAATGTGCTCATGCCCGTAATCTGTATGGCGTTTTCTGAATATCTGCTCACGATATGACGCCCATTTCACAGTCGATTCTCAAAAAATCAGACGCACCAACGTATACTGGAGCGACCACATTTAAAACCCGCCCCCTCCAAATGATTCTGTCACTCGATTTTATGCCGTCCAGATACCGAATAAATACGGAATAATTAACGCTGCTGGATAACCCAGAATTATTCTCGAACTCGCGCGCCGACGCCTCTTTAATTTTAGCCCACACACGCGCAACAAAAACCCACTGCTCTCGCATTCCGCCACTGTCATCGTCTGACAGTTTCAGGCGCTCGATGGTTATTTGTTGATTTAACTCACCCGCCCCAAATTTCATTGGTAAATAACCCACGGCGCGAGTAGTGACTGAACCCCAATTGGTAGGTCATTGATTGTCATCATAGCCGTTGCCTCTCGGTTTAAATACCAATGCCCGATTAATAGCATCAGCGCCAAAATTAAATCACTCTCTAATGCCGACGCAGTGCCGCCAGCGACGTAGGTTATTCTAACCGCGCTGGGGTGATCTAACGTCTCGGGCCAATCGTAGCCATAGGCTGGGCGGATTGCGCCGAAATGGCCGTTTGTATCCAGCTCGTAATTTGCAGATGGCAGTGTCGTTAAAGTTGCCGATTCGTTTAAATACTGCACGCTGGTCACGCTGGCAACGGGCGAAAACGGTAGATAAACATCGTCTGTTCTAAAATTTTTTGTAGAGCTTCTCGACGTTGTTGGGTCTGGCATTCGCTGCGCATAAAAACCCGACAAGGTATAACGTAACGTGCGAGTTAAAAGGCTCCTGTTAAGCATTTTTTCAGCGTGCAAAGTGGCCGCGCGAATTAGGCGCTTAACATCCTCCTCGTCCTCAGTGTCATCAATTCGGAGGCGTCGACGGACTTCGATCGGAGAAACCGCCAACTCTGTCGGGCCTGTTACGATATGCACGCTCATATATTTTAAACGTCTGTGGCAACTATTTTGGTTCGGCCTTGGGTGATCATATAATCAACCGCTCCATCGTCAGAATCAACTGCGCCATTTTTTTCTAAATCAACGGCGGTTTTTGCACTAAATTCAACCAGACTGTCAGCAGGGATTGTTTTGTTGTCAAAAACAATTTCGCAAAGCGTGCGAACTAAAATTGTTTTTGGTTTTTCGTTAGGCTCTTTCATAAAAAAAATATCCTCAAAAAATGCCCCCCGAAGGGGGCCAAGGGGAGGGTGTTTGTTAGCTCGCAGCGTGAACGTAGTGCTTCACAGATGCGGTGTCGGACAATGTACCGCCGGTGCGCATCCAACCTTGGAAACCGACTTGGTATTTTTTAGCGTAAGCTGAATCATCGTAACGATTCATGCGAAGCGAATTCACGACATCGCGAATATAGTATTTTTTGAAGTCGCCAAAAATTACAGTTTTAGCGCTAGCAGCGGGAGTCGCCATACTGTTATTGATCACGAGTTCATAACCCATGAGTGTATCTGTCGCGACGCCTGCTGCCAATTGATAACCGGGCAGAAAAATAGGCAAATTCTGATCGTCTTTCAATTTGCGAATTACGGCGCGCATGGTTTGCGACATCATAAATTTGCCCACACCGTTTCGCAAATACGCAACATCGACTGACTCAGACAGATCAACCAGATCGTTGTATAGAATGGTTGCTGTCTGCCCGCTCGCCCCAACTCGGCCTGCAGCGGAAGCTGCGACAATTCCGAGGGGCTGAGAGCTGCCAGTTCCGATTGTGTAATGCTTATTTGTAATCCGCCCCAAGCGCTCTGAGACTCGATCAAAAATAAATGCCTGCATATCAAAAACGCTGTCCTGCAACAATTGCTCTGGAGCCGTCACAACCTTTGAGCTGTACGCGTATGCAGACCAGTCGACCTGCGCAAATGTTGGGTCGGCATCTGCTGGGTCGCCGTTTTGCGCAACAATTTCGCCCTCCTCTGCGGTTCCGTCAGACACTGGGATTGGCATGGCCTCTCCACTCGATGTGGGAATAATTGTTGCAACGCTGCGCATTGCAGAAAAGTCTTTCATTTTATTAACAATCGCGGGGAATATTAGCGACGGTACAGTGTACCCGCCTTCG